GGTTTACAAATATACTTTAAATCATTAAGCCTGTTGTTTTCTACTAAAACACGAAAATTAGTAGTTATATAAGTATTTACAGCACCTCGTATATAATAATCCCCTACAGTAGTCATTCTGGAATACGGATTATTACTATAAAAATCTCTAATGTCAGGGTACTCTTGATTCTGAAAACTGTAAACGCTAAGATAAACAGTACCATGCTCAAGCATTGCCGTATGATTAGACTCTATCATTCTATCTACAAAACCTTTTGCGCTATCTTCTGTTATCTTATCTTCAGATTTATAACAGGTTCTACCACAAAGTTCTATTTGTTTATAAATACCGTCCAAGCCTTCTTGCTGAGGTATATACTCTGCTTTACTTTCTATAAGTCTCATAAATCTTTTATTTTGGGACGATACAATGAATCTAAAGCTTTATATGTATCGTCTACAATATTGTTAATTTGACGATCCAATTCCTTGTGACCAATATTTACAAAATCTAAAAACAATACTTCTTCTTTATCCTTAAAATATCGTTTAATGTTCTTTTTATTATGCAATCTTGCGTATAACCAAGGCCACCAGTCATCTATCTTATCTAACCACGTGTTTGTTCGCTTTCCAAACGGACTTGTTGTAGAACTATACAAATCGTATGTTTGCGGCTCGCAGTCGGAAAATTTGTATAATACTTCCCAGTCATACTTTCTACGACCGCCAACGAATACTATATTGTTATAAGAATGCGTTAAATCGTTACAGTATTCCTTAAATGCATTGTCAATATTTTCTTGATTTTTCTGTTCGCTGTTGTATTCTAGTATTATTCTTACAAATATTTTTTCAAGTGAAGCACAAGAAAAGTTTTCTAATTCATCTAATGCTCTTCTTATCTCATAATCAAATATCATAGAACCATGAGCAGGTTTAAATATGCCGTGTTCATTTAAACGAACTCTAAAATCAAAATATCGCACACCTAAAGCTAACTGTTGTTCAATATTCTTAGATTGGCACTTTGCTACAAAATGCAGAGGCCTCATCCACCATTCAGTAGGCTTCGCAAATGATAAACTATTATGACTTCCTAGTATCATCGTTTTTCTCCTCTGTTATTGGTTCTACGTCTTCTGTATCCATAGAGTTTACATCGTATCCCTGTACCTCCTCTTGTTGTACATTCTCTGACGTTTCTTCCTTTTCTCCTCTTGCTTCTGTTGCTTCGTTGGTCTGTATGACGTTTCGGAGTTCATCAAGAGCTCGTCTAATCTCACTTTCATCGGTATCTACTTTTGCGGTTTCTTTAATTCGTTTAATTAAATCCTCTTCGTGCGGATTTCCGTATTTGTTGTATAAATCGAACAACATCCAGGTAGCTGCATCCCGAGCTTTTCCGGGTTTCATGCTATCGATGAGTTCTTCTAATTCCTGAATCGTATAATTCTTTAGCGGAGCTTCTCTGATTAATTCTCCATCTTTGTTATACAAATTCGAATGTTTGTTTATCTTTCCCATTAGAATATCCAGTATTTATTCTTTATTGCACGCCCTTGTATACTTATCATCTTACGTAGTGCTTTTAAAAAAGATTCATCCTTCAGTATACTTCTTAGTGTTGACGTGGGCTACGTATTTTGAGCATTCTATTTCTATATCTTTGTCATCTTCGTCTTTCGATTTCATTTTGTAAATATAATTCTTTTTATATTCTTTATATTTTTTAAATGCAGCATTTCTCTATTCTCTGTTCGAATAATAGTGAATATATTTCAACATTTGTATAGCATTTACAGATCCGGCTACACCCAAATTACAAATATTGTTAATAAAACTCATAACACCATCGTCTCCAAATTTATCTCGCAATATTGTATATTCAGATAAACTTTTTTGTAAATACGTATTATCCCAATCAAACTATGGTTCGACTCCTGCTATAAAGCATATATTCATCGGTACGCCGTGGATAAAGAAATATTTACAAGAATCTGTAACTGTAGTACTGCTGTGTTTTAACGAAAGAAAATCAGCATAATATAAAATAGTACTCAGCTCAGCCTAATTAATGTTTGCTTTCTTCTTTGAAATCATATGGAGGCATTTGTTTAAGTCTATATGCCTTTATAGTAGTCTTGCCTTCTAAAATAGCTTTAGCGATTCTATGATACCCATCTGCTACACAACCTTTAGTATCTAATATGATAGGATACTTTAAATCTGTACTTTCAACCCGTTTCATGTTGTATATAAAATCATCTAAATCTTTTATGTCAAATGGTAGATGATCTAATCGTATACCTGCTAACGGTATTTCAAATGCTTCTAGATTATCTTTTTTAACTTGTGCAGCTAAAGAAGATGCTCTCCAAGTATAGGTACCATCGAAATATTGACTATCTTCGAAAGGCATTGTTTCTATTTCTACTATAGGAATGTTAGATTTTTGTTTTTTCATATAATTTATTTTACTATATATATGACGTATAAATATACAAATTGGTTGCAATTTAAGAAAAAATTAAATTTTGTGCAACCAAAATGTGCGTTTATTTCGTTACAGGGTCGAAATTATTAAAATTACAAATATGCAAGAAAAAGTATTAAAAGTAATTAAGCCGTTCTTTGTGATGGATTGCGGAGATACATTTGAGCTCTCACAAAACGGTAAAGAGTATACAAGTACTTATGTAGAAGAGGGTGATGCAACTAACGATAGTGGAGTTCACATCGGCTCTAAATATACTTCTAATTATACAATCAGTACAGGATATGCACAAGAATTGATCAATGAAGGTTATCTAGCTCCACTTGAGACTACAAAACCAGAAGGTCCTTTTGTAAACGTGTTCGACGAGATTGACGACATGCTCGCAGAATATAACGAGGAGTTGAACAATATCGACGACGTTTGTGCAAATCAGCCAGCATGTTTGAAAGTAGAACATGAGACTGTACTTAGAAATATTTGTACTGTACTCGAACACTTGAAATCTCTTAAGAAATAATTATGGAAGAGGATAAGATTATAGATCAGTCGCAGCTTGCTAATGATGTAAGTGACAAGATTAATATTGACATGAAACGTCAATTCTTAGTCAAGCCGCTGGACCCGATCAAAGTAAAGAAAGAATTCAGTAAGCCGGTTGCTACAGACAACAAGCCTAAGACTGACGAAAACGGAGTCGAGGCTGTAGATTACGATAAAGTAGAAACCGAGGTTAAGGAAGTAGAATCTGATTTTAGAAAGGGTGTTGTACTTAAAGTTCCATTTGAATACAGTCGCAACATCGGCAACAATAAAGACTGGGAAGAGATGGAGATTAAAGTCGGAGACATTATTGTTTATTATAACAAATATGCACAATGGTTCGACTTGCTCAAAGATACACAATTAGTTTCTGGTCACGATATATTGGGCATAGAGCGATAATGGATTTAAATAAAACTTGTAGAAAAATAGCAAAGGAGTTGGGAGAAGACTTTGAATTGGTTAAAGATATAGTACAATTCTAGTTCTACTTTATAACTCAAATCATGAAAGACGATACAGACACTCATGATATAATGCTAAACGAGTTGTTTAAATTTAAACTCAAGAATAGATATAAAGAAAACAAACAACATAAATATAGTTCTAAATGAAGATTTTATACGTAACAACAAACAACGACGCGCTAATTGTAGACACAGAAACAAATAACGCAAGATCGATTACCAGCATGCCTGATCGAATCAGCAGAATGTATGTCGCAGATGAAAACCTTGAGATTAGATATCAGGGTGACAAATCAAAACAAACAGTGTTAAAAGCACAAAATGGCGACATTATACTCACATTCTACGGTAATGACAGGACTCCAATTGTAATAAAGAATGCAGATTGGAAAAAGAAAGTAGCATTAGAGTTGGCAGAAAGAGAGGCAGAAACTGCAAAATATGCAAAACTTGCATCTTTACAACCAAGTTCATGTATCGAATCTTGTGCGGATTGTTGTTGTAACGCTAGTTGTTAAAAATATAAGAAAATGAAGAAAATTACTAAGAAGACAAAGGAAAAGATCTTTTACGTAGATCTTACCGATAACGATATGACGCTTGATGAGGTTACGCTCCATTTTGCAGCAGCTAAGTTTACAAATTTACTTAGAGAGTGCGAACAAGAAGCGTTGGCTAAGTTCATCGCAAATACAACCATAAGTGGCGTGTTTGCAGGATTTAATAACCTCTACCGCAGCAATACAGGAAGTATCTATAAATTTAACGTAGACCACTTCGAGATCAAAAAGCCAAGTTTGTGGAAGCGGATTAAAGCGTGGTTTAAGAAATAACAGTTGGTTACTGGAAATAACTTAAAGACTCTCTAGACTTCTCGTCGGATCAGTCTAGAGAACATCGCGGAGTGGTGAAGTGGTATCATGTGAGGCTCATAATCTCAAGTTCGCAGGTTCGAGTCCTGCCTCCGCAACTTGATAATGCAAAATTCAATCATAGTGTAAATTTTTATTTTTAATAAGGCGGCTCCGACCTGTTTGAAATATAACTAGTACGCAACTATAGAAATATATGTCGGCAATCGGGCACCAATACAGTTAGTGTGTACTGTAAACACATATTGCCCCGTAGTGTAAATACCTTAAACACGAGAGATTCTAGCCCTCTAATTCGGCCTAGGTGGGGTCGCGGGGTGACCAATAGTTAAATTGCACAGGTTAGAGGTGTGCATAAAGTAGATAGATTTTATGGAATTAAAAACGTGTACTAAATGTAAATTAGAAAAGCCTTTAACTGAATTTAACTTTAAAAATAAAACTGCAGGTAGACGATAGGCAATGTGTAAAGAATGTTAGCGTGCGAGATAGCGAGAATTGTATCGCAATAAGTATAAACATTACAATCGTGATAAATATAACGCTAACCATAAAGCATATAGAATAAAAATGCAAAATATAATAAATTCTGCTAAAAGCGGCGGATGTTTGATTTGCGGAGAAAAAGAAATATGTTGTTTAGATTTCCATCATTTACACGATAAAGAGTTTGTAATTGCATCTGGTCGCGACGTTTCTGAAAAGCGACTTTTGAACGAATTATCTAAATGCATAGTGTTATGTGCAAATTGTCATAGAAAACTACATGCGGGAAAAATATAGCTCCCAGTTCGATTCGATGGCGGGGCGACCAATACTTAATATACAAAAACATGGAGATTAAATTTAAGAAACTAACAGAAAACGCTGTAATTCCAGTACGCGCACATAAAAGTGACGCAGGGTTGGATTTGACTTGTACAAAGATTACAACTACTCTTAATGAAGCTCGTCAGCTTATGCTTGTATATCATACAGGTTTGGCAGTAGAGATTCCAGAAGGATATGTAGGATTGTTGTTCCCACGTTCAAGTGTATATAAGAAGTCGATGATTCAAACAAATTGCGTAGGTGTAATTGATTCTGGGTATCGAGGTGAAATTCAGGCTGTATATAAAGTTACAACTGACACGATACCTTCAGTCTTCCAAGAAGGCGAAAGATTCGTACAACTCGTAATTGTTCCTTACTTCGATTGTGATCCAGTAGAAGCAGAAGAGCTTTCTGAAAGTGATCGTGGCGAGGGAGGATTTGGATCTACAAACAATGAAACTATCAGCGCAACTGAAGGTCAGGAGAGTCATCCGGAACAGAAAGACGAGTCTACAAACTCTATTGATCAAGATCAGTCAGCGGCAGGGGAAGGGGAAGTTCCCCCAGAGACAGTTGAGTGACGCGTAACGATACTGTGAGGTTAGGCGTACATAAGATGGCAAATAACCATAATGAGGGAGTTACCTAAAAAGGTAGCTCCCTAACCTTTTATATATAATATATAAGCATATGCATGAACATTTTATTCACCCTCACGTACATGACGTAGTATTTGCAGACAATGCGACTCTGACTAGCCTTTCTTTAAAAATATCTAAACACATAGCAGACAAAGATATTCATATCACGAAAGAAGAACGTGAAGCGTGGAACAGTAAAGTAACATAGTCGGAGTTAGAAGAAGTAAAGAAACTTATTCCTGTAATAGACCCTTCAGTAGATCCTTCAGAAATCGTAATACCTACGAAAACTTCATAGCTTATAAACGATTCTGATTTTTAGTCTGAATAGAACGTAAAAGATATACTTAGCTCGTATGGAATTACTTGTGGGCAGGATTATAGTAATTTTGTAAATAAATCAGCATTGGCTACGATCAACGGTCAACGTTTATACAATGGAGGTGACATTAAGATTACAAATTTTAAAGACACAGAACCTCTATTTACTATAAACAATCAGCCTGTATATCACAACAGTCAGGTTGTAGTATCAGACGAACATGGCGTTGATACGAGAATTGAAGTAGACCCTACTGCAAGTGCTAAGATTAAGTTTATACAGGATAGAATTGAATTGTGGCGCGAGGGGGAAGAACATCCTCGCTTATATATTCACATGCCTACAGAAAGGCCGTATTTTGGTACAGATGCTGCAATTTTTATGTGGATAGACGAACTGTAGCAATACGTTAAATTACAGCTTAATTTAGTAATACCTGAAAACGATTAATATGGCAAATATAGAAAAATTTATCCCCATCTTGTTTAGGTGGGAGGCAGGAATAAATATGAAATCGGGGGAGACTTTAGAGCAAGCATTTCAGCGTGCAAAGAAGACTGGATTTGCAAACGACCCCCAGGATAAAGGTGGTGCTACAATGATTGGCGTTACTATTGGAACTTTTAGAACCTATTGTAGATATAAAGGTCGCGGTACAGCGAGTGTACAGGATTTGAAGAATATTACTTACAAAGAGTGGCGCGATGTTGTACATACTTTATATTGGTCCAAATGGAAGGCTGATTTGATTGAAGATCAAGCTGTAGCAAACATGCTTGTAGATTGGGTTTGGGCTTCTGGACAAGGTATCGGTATTAAACGAGTACAAAAGATCCTTGGTGTAACTGCAGACGGCATTGTAGGTCCTAAAACATTAGCTGCTGTTAATGCTGCAAATCCTGCAGAATTAGTAAAGAAAGTATACGACGCAAGAGTAGCTCACTTTAACGCTATTGTGCGAAATAATCCTTCGCAAAAGAAATGGCTGAAAGGTTGGCTAAACCGTGTTAATTACGTATATAAATTAGCACTATAATATTACCTATCAAAGCGTCGATAAATATGTTTGATATTAAAGGTAATAAAATATAGTTGGATACAGAATCTTTAGCTATTCCTCCGTTTAAAGAGCATTACAATAATGCTGAAGACAAATAGCAAGCAATTAAGGAAATTGAGTATGTTGTGTGGTGTAACAAATGGAACACCCCATACAATGCTTATCCAGAAAAAGAGCGTGCTTAGAGGGTAGCTAAAGATATATTCAACGACGAGAGTTATGCTCCTACCGAACAGGTTGTGCAGCTGGCTAAAAGATTTAATGAGTTTTAGGAAACGCCTGCAACTCGTCTTTTAACAGCATCACAAACTGCTGCTGAAGGTTTGATCACAGCTCTTAAAGATTATTCTAGTGTGTCCATGGATATCGATATCGCCATTAAAGTCACTAGAATATTAAAAGACGTAGGCGGTATTGTAAAGTCTTTGGATATAGCTATGAAGCAAGCCAAAGCAGAATAGGTAGAAGCAGGTAGAGTCAAGGGCGGCGGCCAAATAGGACTCTACGAAATGTAATACCAATTCTTAAAGTTTTAAAAATGTCAGATAGTAAAGTTTTTATGTTTCCTGAAAATGGATACAACAATAACAATGGCTTCGGTCTTAATGGCTGGGGCGGTGGCCTTCTCGGCTTTATTCTCGGTATTCTCTTCGGTAACGGAGGGTTTGGCGGATTTGGCGGTTGGGGCAATGGCGGTTTTGGATACGGCCTTGCCAATCAGCTTAACAACGATAATAACGCCGACTTAGTATTAAACGCAATTAATGGTACAGACGCAGACGTACGTTTGCTCGCTACTACACTGAACGCCGATATCAACGATGTAACTAATGCTATACATCAGGTACAAGGCGCAATCCAGCAGGTAGGTGCACAAAACGGAATGGGCTTCTTGCAGGTAACTAATGCAATCCAGTCTGGTAATGCACAGATATCTCGTCAGCTCTGTGAGTGTTGCTGCGAAAATCGTCTGTTGACGACACAGCAGGGTTATGAGAGTCGTATCCAAACGATCGAACAAACCAATCAGCTTGGTTCTCAGGCAGATCGCAACACACAAAACATTGTTGGTGCAATCAACTCGCAAACCACGTTGATGACAAAAGAGTTCTGTGACCTGAAAGAGCGTGAATTACAAAACAAGATTGATAGTTTGACTGCAGACAATGCACTGCTTCGTAGCAATGCAGCTACGACTGCTCAGACCGCTCAGATTGGCGGCATGATTGCAGCATTGCAGAATGAGATTGCAGCAATTAAAGCTAGTCAGCCTTCTACCATTACGTTGCCAAACAATGCGTGGACTGCTGTTCCAACATTGGTTGCTAACGCTGGAGCAGATTTTATTTCTAGCTACTGGGCAAACAAACTAGCTAACGTTACAACAACTACTACTCCCGCGACGGGTGCGTGATTAATTAAAGTTTAACCTTATGTTTTCAGCGTTACGTCAAGGGGCTTTGGTCTATATATTAGACAAAAGCGAAAAACCGAGTATAAAAACCGGTCAAGTAGAAGGTGTTACACAACCTAGATTTAATCCGTAGGCTGGCTTCGGCTAGACTGTAGTAGATATCTCAGTTAAGATTGGAATGGACAAGAAAGATTTTGTCGGTGTTCCTAGTAACGCTACCATTCATAGCAGTGGCAGTATTACGATCAGCGAAAGCAGAGAGTCTATGATTTAGGAAATAAACTCTATGTTGCGTACAAGTAAATCTGTATTAGAGAGCGTAGAATATAATAAGAGCGTAATTGAAACTTGTGAGGAAATGTTAAAAGAGATTGATCCTGACTTTAAAAAGTAGTAGGAACAAGATGATACTATTAACAACCTCAAAGAAGAGATGAGCGTTTTAAAAGGCGATGTAAACAAGATCTTAAGTCTCTTGACGTAGGCTAAAACAAATTAATTTAAATATTATGGTTTTAGTTGAATTTAGAGAGGCTGCTATTAATAAAGCGTGGGACGCTTTAGAAGAAGCAAAAGATTATGGAAAACGAGTAAAGATCGCTTTGTGTTCGTTAGAAGATGCTCTCTGTGAAGTATATGAAGCTAGTGAAGAGGAAGAATATGACGACACTGCTAAATACGATACAGAGGTTAGTGGTAACGATATTGATATAAACTATCGTAGAAGGTCTGGAATGAGAAATCATATGATGCGTTCTGGTTACAGGGGCATGCGTATGAGAGATCATTCTAATCGTTATTCTTATTGATTACAAGTGCCGGTGTGAAATACCGCTGGCACTTTTTAAAAGTTAATATTATGGATAAGACAGATTTAACGCAGTATGATATTAAGCCGGAAGGCATGATTAATTATCTACGTTATAATGGACCACACTTTAACAAAAAACTTTTAGATTTTGCTTGTAGCAAAATGAAGAAAGAAAGTGGGTCTAGATCCATTGCAATTGTTCCGTATACTAAAGAACAAGTAGACAGAATGCTTCAGACAAACAACATAGTTTTAAAGAACAATTAGTTGTGTGATTATATATTTGTAGCAAATATGTGTAAAGCAGACTTCTATGGTTCTAGTATCATTGACGAAAAACATTTAGCATTATATATAAAAGATGTTATAGATGATGTTGATGGTTATGACGGAATAGTGTTTAACAGATGGTATGCCGATATGTGTAAACAAGGTATCGCAATTCCTTGGGAAGATATGATATGATACAACAGTTTATAACAGTCGGAAAAGATAAGTGGGATGTAGTTGTATGTTACGGTACGTCAGAAGAAGATAAAGAGTATTTATACGATTTATTATTAGAGCACGGATGCCCTAGTGTCATAGCTAAACATGGCGTAGACATAGTCACAAGTAGACTAAATACCGGAATGACTTATACAGACGATATACATAAAACTAGTATTGTATACATATCCGACGCTATATCTTCAGATTAGTTTGTAAACACTGCAATACATGAGGCAAAACATGTGTAGTCTCATATATGCACTTATTATAACGTAAATGAATCTAGTGAACGTGCTGCGTATTTAATGGGTTATCTTGTATAGAAAATGTATAAGATGCTTAGAATGTTTAACGAAAAATATTATGGTAGATTTCAGTAAAAAGATTTATAATACTGATAAATTTAGACAAGCTGCCATTTTCTTTTAGGAGCACGGAGTCTATACACTAGCACCTCCAGGGACGACAGATTATGTAAAATATTGGGATTAGGAAAAAGAACGATGTTTAAACGGTTATGTAGCTCCGGATGGAGATGCTATTACAGGATACCATTATTTTTATTTAAATTATAGTCCCATCATGAAGCTAGACGAAGTTGAATATACAGATCGTTATGGCAATAAAAGAACCAAAAGGGAGCGTATTTTAGGCTTCCCTAGGTTCTGGGACTATGATTATTATTACTTCAATGCCATCGAAGAAGCTGAAGACTCCGGCAAACACATGGCAGTATTAAAGTCAAGACAGAGAGGATATAGTTTTAAGGGAGCCTCAATGCTCGTACGAAACTATGAATTGATTAAGGGGTCTAAAAATTTCGCAGTTGCTTCTGAACAAAAGTTTTTGGTTGGAGACGGATTATTAACAAAAGCTTGGCAAATAATGGACTTTGTCGATAAACATACGGCATGGTCTAAATAGAGGCTTACAAGTACTCGTATGGAGCGAGTATCTGGTTTTAAAATAAAGGACGAATTCGGTAAAGAGACAGAACAGGGTTACCTCTCTAGTATTACAGGTATTACTCTAAAGAACGACCCAGAACGTATCCGTGGTACTCGTGGAAAACTTGTACTATGGGAAGAAGGCGGTAAGTTTCCAAATCTGCTTACAGCGTGGCGTGTAGAATAGCCTGCTGTAGAAACAGACGACGGTGTAGCTTTCGGTCTAATGATAGCATTTGGCTGTGTATGTGCAGGCACTAAAGTGTGGACAAGTACTGGTGATTGCGTAAACATTGAAGATTTAAACCCTAAAGAAGGAATTTTAGGATGGGATACATATCAGGCAGTACAATAGAAAATATCTCATGTAAATCCTCCTGCTAAAAAACCCTGTATTAGAATTACAACAAATACTGGTAGAACACTAGAGTGTAGTACAGACCATCCAGTATTGTGGTCAACGCCAGGTAAAACAAAAAGAGTTCCCGGAAGACGTGGTGAAAACGAACACATGAAAAGCTGGTTGTTCCACGAAGCGGGTAAGTGCAAAGTAGGAGAGTAGGTAGGTATAATTGACAGCGTCCCTTTCTTTGGTACAAAGAAAATGTGGGAGCCAAGACTTGTCGGATGGTTAATTGGAGACGGTAGTTATGGGTATGGCAAAACTCCAAGACTGTCGAACTGTGATGACGAAATAAATAATTACGTATTACAGAATTTCGATACTTCGGACGACCGTCAACCTAGAAAAACAAAAGACGGTAAGACATATAGAGAAACCAGAATAAAAGGGATTTGTAAGAACTTACGAGAACTTGGAATATATGGGTAGACTAAAGACAAGAAACGCCTACCGTTAGACATACATAAATATGACGCTGAGTCGTTGTCCGAATTAATTGGTGGTATATTTGATACTGACGGTTATATGGCAATAGACAAGTCCGGAAGACCTAGGATAACATTGACACAAAATAATGAACAGATTTTAAGATAGATCGAAAGCGTTTTATTACACTTTGGAGTACACTGTTCCATAAGTTTCATAAAAACTAAAAACAGAACTCATAAATCTGGTGACAATGTTATAAAAGATGGAGCTGGTCATTGGAGGCTTAGTATAAATGACATTACGAGTATTGGTAATTTTTCACATAATATTTCTTCAATTGTTTCCTACAAACAGTCCGCGTTAGATTTAATGCAGTTGTATACACAAACACATCTTGCAAAATACCACAATTATGTGTCTGGAGTCCACGCAGAAAAAATTGTTTCTATTGAAGATATCGGAGAACGAGAAATATATAATCTTACTGCCGACGGAAATAATAACTATATTGCAAACGGAATTATTACTCATAATACTGGTGGTACGGAAGGCGGTTCATTTGACGGCCTTAAAGATTTGTTCTACAAACCGGATGCATATAACGTACTCAGCTTTCCTAACATATGGGACGAGGGAAGAGGAGATACTAAATGCGGATTCTTTGTACCGTCATACTCAAATATGGAGGGAAACGACGAGCATGGAAATTCTTTAATGGACGAAAACGGAAATTCTAAAAAAGAATTAGCCATAGAAGAACTAATGAGGTAGCGAAACAAAATTAAAGACGGTGGAGCTACTTAGCAATCAATTGATAGATTTATTTCAGAACGTCCGTTGTGTCCGCAAGAAGCAGTACTCGAACTTGGTAAAAACATATTTCCTAGAAAGTTATTGATGGATCAGTTGACTCGACTTCGCACAAATAAGAAGTTGCAGAATATGAAACACATCGTAGATCTTTCTTGGGACGGAGAAGGTGGTGTAAAAGCCACTGAAAAGAAAAGCGGAGATATTACCACATATCATTTAAAAAAAGATGACAAACCGGAAGGAAGTGTAGTTATATGGGAGTATCCTATAGAAGATCCCCCATACGGATTATATATATTAGGAGTAGACCCATACGACCACGATGAATCGTTTACTAATTCGTTAGGTTCTACGTTTGTGTTCAAACGTGTCAGAGCGGGAGAAGCGTGGAACGACGTGATTGTAGCAGAATACTCAGGACGACCTGCTACAGCAGAAGAGTATTATGAAAATGTAAGAAAGCTTGCTACAATGTACAATGGAAGGGTAATGTTTGAGAATGAACGTAAAGGTATATACCCTTATTTTACAAATAAGCACTGCGATTATTTATTGGCAGATTAGCCAGATAAAGTGATTACGGAAGTCTTTAAAGACAGTAAAGTGCAACGCCGAAAAGGTTGCCACATGACAAAAGCGATTAGGGCTTATGGTGAGGGTCTAATATTAGAATGGTTGTTAGACGAATACGAACCGGGGCACCCTAATATAGAACGAATATACAGTGAACCTTTATTGGAAGAGCTTATAGAAAATGACGGTATTAAAAACGTTGACCGAGTAATAGCATTATGTATGGTAATGCTATATAGGGAAGAGCTTTATTAGGTAAAGGTGTCGACTGCAAAAGAACAAAACAAATAGGTTGAACTCTTCTCAATGCCGCTGTTTAGTAACAGGTGGTTTGATACAGACGTCAATGAGACTGGCGAAGAGGATATGCCGTTATTTTCATTTTGAGTATGACATACGAAAATTTATATAATTCGAGATTTCCATAGCAGAAACTGCCGCTATCAAAGAAGACGGAACAGTGGCAACACGATTGTGTGAATTACATAATCGGAGAAGGTAATATCGTATCTGGGGGAAGTGGACCTCATAGATATGGAGAATTACAAACCTATTATAATTTGTACAATAGTATATTCGACGAAAAGGATTTTAAAAGAATTACTAATCCTTTTAAAGTCGAAGATGGTTTTCCTGCAACTCCGCACGATTTTAATATTATTAGACCAAAGATCGACCTGTTGATAGGAGAGGAAAGTAAACGCCCATTGAATTTCAGAGTAGTGCGTACTTCTCAACAGGCTACTTCTGAAATGCAAGAAAAAGAGAAACAACTCTTGCTTCAATATATCGAAGCTACTATTATGGGCAATATGGGTCCAGAAGAACAAGCTCAATATCAACAACAGCTTTAGAGTGGTGAAATAATGCCGCCAGAAGCTATTGCTAGATATATGGACAAGGACTACAAAGATGTAGTAGAGAACACGGCCTACCACACTTTAACGTACTTACGTGAAAAGTTAAACATGGATAACGAGTTTATCAAAGGCTGGAAGGACGCGCTTATTGCCGGACAAGAAATATACTATGTCGGAGTACTTAATGCAGAACCCTACATGGAGCGTGTAAATCCGATGTACTTCTCATACGATAAAAGTCCAGATCTAGAATTCATTGAAGATGGAGCGTGGTGTTGTAGAAAAATGAGAATGCCGATTACGGAAGTGTATGACAGGTACTTTGATAAATTAGAACAAAAAGATTTATCTAAGCTTGAAGAAATGATCACAGGGCGTCCTGGACACGATATGGGAGAGCACAGTCCTGTAGATAATTTTAAAGGTATACAGCTTCATTTCTATGATAATCCTTTATACGATACTGACGGTTCTCATAGTATAAATGTATGGCACGCATGTTGGAAATCCTTTAAAAAGATTTTCTATGTTACTACAACAGACGAAACCGGTAATTTACAAATAGATATTGTAGACGAAACGTATGTACCAGCCGGTACAGAAGTGTCTATCGAACCGGATTGGATTGTAGAGGTTTGGGAAGGATATAGAGCCGGAGACGATTTGTACTTTGGTATTCAGCCGATTGAATATCAGCATGTGAGTATAGATAATCCAAACAGTCAAAAGTTACCGTATTGTGGGGCTATTTACAGTAATACAAACAGTAGATCAAGATCTCTTGTAAGTATACTTAAACCTCTGTAGTATATGTACATCGTACTTTGGTATCGTCTAGAGTTGGCAATTGCCAGAGATAAAGGTAAGATTGTTAACATGGATATTACACAGATTCCGAAGTCTATGAATATCACTCCAGACCGATGGATGCATTATTTGTCTAGTGTGGGTGTAAACTTTATAAATCCATACGAAGAAGGATGGAACGTTCCTGGTCGTGAAGGAGGTAAACCGGCAAGCTTTAATCAGATCACATCTCTTGATCTTACAATGGGACAAGTTATTGCTGAATATATTCAGTTGATGGATAAGATCGAACAACTTGCAGGAACTATTTCTGGTATTACCGAACAGCGTCAGGGTGCAATAAGTACGTCAGAACTTGTCGGTAATGTTGAAAGGTCAGTAGTACAGTCTTCACATATTACAGAGCCGTTATTCTGGGTACACAATCAGGTTAAACGTCATGTGATGAACATGCTCCTTAATACAGCTAAGGGTGCGTGGGAAGAAACTGGCAAACAAAAACTACAATACATCTTCGACAACGGAGAGCGCGCATTCCTTGATATTGCTCCGAAGTTCTATTATGAAGACATGGATGTTTTCGTAAGTGACACATCTAAAGATCTTGAGAATATACAAAAACTCCAACAGCTTATACAACCGGCAATGCAGAATGGTGCATCTCTATTAGAAGCCGCAGAAATTCTTACAAACGATAACTTCAACATCCTTAAACAAAAACTTAAGGATATGCAGACTCGTCAAGAACAACTTCAACAGCAAGCTCAAGAGGCTGAGGCTGAACAACAACGTCAGTTGCAAGAAATGCAGAATCAGGCTAAAGAACAAGAACTTATGTTGCAAGAAGCTCAAATGGATCTTCAAAGATATCAGATTGACCAAGACAACGCTACTAAGATCGCTGTAGCTGAAATTAGTGCTTATCGTGGTACTGAAGAAAAAGATGCTAATCAGAATATGATTCCAGATCCAATTGAAATTGGAAAACAAGCATTAGAAGAGTAGAAGATGCGAGAAGATGTTTATACTAAACAACATGAGATTCGTCAGAAACGTGAAATCGAAGAGCAAAAGATTAAGCTTGAAAGAGACAAGATGAAGCATGAATCTGAGCTTTAGAAACAAAAAGATGACGCAGCATACGAGAGAGAACAGCTTAAAGCTAAAACCGCATTAAAGAACAAAACAACTGGTGAGCGATGAGAGGAAATTATCAAAAGCCTTCAGACTTATTGAAGCAGCAGAAAGAGAGTGGATTATCGTATTGGGATCTTATAGGAAGACCTCTGTACGGTAATCCTATCCAAGAAACTCCTGGATTTACTATTGCAGAAAACTATCCTGGATATGAAGGAGGAAAAGATGACTATAAGCTAACTCCAAGCTAGAAGAAGACCATAGCTCAGATGTACAAAAGACTACGAGCTGCAGGTTTTGATGATAATTCTATTGCTGGTATAATTGGAAACTCAATACAAGAAAGCGGAATAAATCCAAATTTATCTTCTACGAATAAAATGTATCACGGACTATTTCAAAATAGTTCTAAATTACGAGACAAAATTGCAGCTCTGTATGGAGACCATTCTATGAACAACTAGTTGTAGTATGTGATCGACTGGACCAATAAGGACAAGAGGATAATGGGGAAAGCTTATGCGCCTTATATGGCGACAGGTGCCGGAAAATATAAAAAGACCGGATATAAGACGGCAGAAGAAGCTGCAGAAGCTTTTATGAAATTGTATGAACGTCCTGTAATATTAGATAAGAAAGGTAATGTTATAGGGTATCAAGAACATGGGAAACGAAAGGCCTATGGTAAACAGATGGGAACATATCTAAGAACAACATATCCATAGAAAGGTAACCCTACTACATTCATGTAGACAGAGCCTGAAGAAGTAGCGTTACCAATGCCCGTCACTCCGACACCTCAATATACATATGATACTCCTGCGCAACAAGTCGTACCTCAAGTTTAGCCTCAGGTAAATATGCCTGTTGAAAATAACCAATATGAGTAGTTTATGGTCGAAAAACAGGCGCAACAAGATGCATTTAATTTAGCCATGAATAATGTTTATAGTAAGTTGCCAAATCCGGTTGATAGGCTTGGCCAATTCATGCAGTTTAACCGCGGAAAATCACTTAACCCTGTAATATATTATTGATATGGACAGTCCTATTAGAAAAATGCAAAAATAGAAAGACTATTAGCGCCATAGACTATTTCGTAAGATGAAACGCCAAAGAAAGGCTAGAGTTGAACAAGAACAAAAGATAGCTGAAAAAGAGCTTAAGCGTAAATTACGCAGACCTAAGTTCGACAAAGGAGACGACAACCCATATAGTTATGTAGGAAATTTGTCAGAACTGTGGAATTAGTATAATCCTGAAACTGGAGGATTTGGTTCTGGAGACTGGCCTGTAGCAATGGACGAAGTTGTAGTAACTGCTCCAAAAAAACAATTTAGTTGGAATAAGTATTATGATCCTATATGGAATAATGCTAATTCTAAATATTCTACATACGACAAAGCTTCTGTTGAAAATTTAGTAAAATTAATAGATCCTACAGGAATCAGTAGTTGGGCAGATGCAATAAACGCCGGTAAAAATTTTATATCTGATACAAATTTTGCGAACGGTGTCGATTTTATGTTAAGCGCTCTTGGAGCGATGCCGATGATCGGTAAGGTTTCAAAACCAATTAGAGCAATGAGTCCTATATTTAGAGCTCCTGGAAATTTTCATAAACTTTTATTCAAAGGTCTCGGTAGTAAAATAAATAATTATTTAGACGGATGGAGAAAAATAATGCCATATGGAGTTCCTACGGCTCAGGGTATAAATAACGGATTAGCTGCTACAGGAAGATTTTATAACACGGACATTCCTTTGGAAACTTCTTTAAGATATTCTGCAGGATCTCCGGGTCTTAGATCAGCGCTCGGATTTTTGAAACCTTTCGAAAATAGCTATAACGGGTCTTATGATTATTTTGGAAAAAAGAAATAGGGAACATATTCCGGATCAAACATGGGAGATTTGGATATATTAGGATTATATTTAAATGGTAATATCCAAAATTTAAATCAGTCTAAAACTCCCAGAGAAATTATTGTAAATAATCATAAGTTTCCAGATAAGCAGTATGATGTAAAGATTTTTCCAACAGATACTTTACATTTAGACGGCCTTACAAAAGAAATGATAGATAAGGCTATTGTCGACAATAAGGTTTTACAAGGAAGTACGGATATGATTCCAAAAGGAGAACCTTGGGGAAAATATAAAACATTAGTAGATGCTGGCCGATTTACAATAAAACCCAAAAAGTTGGGAGACAAATATTACATAGACGCTGTAGACGAATGGGGATTAGAAGGTAATGGCGGAATATTAGGAAAATTAGCAGACAATAAAGCTATAAGAAATGGTGGCGGACCTGTTACGTTAAAACAAGACAATATTAGATTGTTATTTGACGACAACAGAGATGATGAATGGTTCAGAGGTATGATGCAAGGACCAAATGAAAAATACTGGAATTACGGATATAGTTCTGGTAAAGATATACATATAAAACCATCTAAGCGTGGTACATTTACCGCAGCTGCTAAGAAACATGGAATGGGCGTACAAGCATATGCACGAAAAGTTTTAAAGGCTCCGAAAGGAAAATATAGCGCAGCAATGAGGCGCAAAGCCAATTTTGCTAGAAACGCTAGCAAATGGGCACATTGATATAACATAACTTATTAATTAATAATTATGGCAAGAAAAAAGAAGAATAGTCCATTAGACGATGTATTTGATACATTAGGTTACCAAAACCCAGAAGGATCTGATGGTGTAACAGATTTGGATAACCCAGACCTAACACTATCTCCAGAGTCTAATGTAGACGACCTTGATAACATAGACGATCCAACTGAAAAAGTTGAGGATCATAACGTGGAAGATCCGAATAACAATGACGATACTATAATTCCACAAGAAGTATTAGATAATATTAATAAACAAAACAATTCATCCGAAGACAACGAACCTGAGGACGGCGAAGAAGGCGAAGACGGACATGAGGATAATACAAATACCGTAGAGCCTTGGGAGAGTAACCAAGTTGGTGCTTTCTTTGACGCCTTTGCTGATGAACTTGGGTGGGACGTAGACGATAATGATAAGCCACAATCTATTAGTGATCTTGTCGAATATATTGGCGATATGGTAGAGCAGAATTCTACTCCGCAGTACGCCGATCAACGGATTGCGCAGCTTGACGAATATGTTAAGAATGGCGGACGTTTTGAAGATTTCTACAATAACCAGTCGCAAACATTGTCTTATGAAAATATGGACATGGAGGATGAATCTAATCAAAGAGCAGTAGTTCGTGATTACATGAAACTTCAGGGATACGAAGACGATGTAATCTCTCGTAAAATTGAACGTTATGAAGATGCTGACATGCTTGCTGATGAGGCCGACGAAGCCCTTTCTCGTTTGACTACTATTCGCGAACATCAACTTCAAGAACAGTAGGCTTATCAAGAGCGAATTCATCAACAGCAAGAAGCTCAAGCTGTTAAATTTATGAACGATCTTAATGCCGGTATTAGTAACCTGAGTGATATTCGAGGCATTGCGGTTCCAAAAGAGGATCGTAAAGCATTATACGATTATATTACAAAGACTGATGCCGACGGACTTACTCAGTATCAGAAAGATTTTAACGGAAATATGGTTAATAATCTCATAGAGTCCGCATACTTTACAATGAAGGGTGACGCTCTATTAGGTACTGCTAAAAAGAACGGTCAAACAACTGCTGCTGAGAGACTTAGAACTATGATGAGACATTAGGCTAAAAATCATTCAAGCTACAATGTCCAAGATGAAAAACAACCTCAGGCATGGGAGATCGCGTCAAGATACCTATGATGAGTAAACTTATTAAAATTATATGAATAATTCACTTTTAAATAATCTTCAACTTTATCGTGGACGTCGATTCTCTGATTTGGTTGACGAGAATATGATTTCTAACGCTCTGTTGAGCAGACCTCACGAGGTAGCAGGTCTTCTGTCTCTCGTGTTTGGTACAAAGGACGATGGCGTATCAACCGCTATTGATATGATCACCGGCGGTCTTGGTCGTACTATGATCATCGACAACCGCGAATTCGAGTGGTCCGTAATGATTGATAGCGATCACGCTGTTAATATCCGCTGGGCTAAGTGGAATGGTCAGGAAATTACTCCTTCAAACATTGCCACAGCTACCCCCGGTATTGGTAAGACACCTATTTATATTGCTCTTGAGGAGCGTTGGTTTGGTTTTTAAGCATTGCACCGCTTATGGGCCACTTCATGCAGTAATGCATGTCGCTTATTCCAGAGAATTGCTGGAACATCCTAAAGAATTTTATACCGTAGAGTAAAAATTAAAATTATAGAGATATGAATAATATCAAAAATGGACAATCAGCAGCCGAGCAAATCATAAGTAAACCAATTAAAGGTTGGGAAGATAGATATAGTATAACAAACGACGGCAAGGTGTATTCGTACATATCCGGAAGATATCTACATAAAGGTTTTGATAAAGATGGATACGCATTAGTTACTTTATCTAGAGATAACTATAGAAGAACTTATAGAGTTCATCGACTAGTAGCAGAAACTTTTGTAGACAATTCCGAAAACAAGGCTGAAATAAATCATAAAGATTTTAATAGAAAAAATAATTGGTTTGAAAATCTAGAATGGGTTACGCAAAAAGAAAATGACGACTGGAGTAAACTTCACGGACATCACGGAAGGTATGACATCCAAAAGGCATATACTTTTACAAACGTTTTCAATGGTAATTCTTTCACCATATTAGGATTTAAAAACGTTTTAAAATAGTTTGGCGGATCCAAGCGCAATTTTATAGATCGTGTACAGAAATACGCAAATACTGGAGCGTATGTAAAAGTTGGGCGATTTAAAGGATTGCGAATAGATGTAGAAGATTTGAAGGTTCATCGACTAGCCCCTAACCAGGGTGTAGGGTCAAGTGACCCGAAGTACTGGAACTCCTCAGACGAGGAGGAAGATATAGTCAAATCTTTATCGAAAGATAAAGCTGTTAATAACGGCACGAAATTAACGACTTCGTGTGAATAAAAATGCCAGGTGCAATTCTTTCTTTTGACAACATTAACTTCCAGGTTCGTGTAAACGGCGTTCCTTATCAGGACGGTTCTGCTTGGGTATATGAGTGCTATGTTGCAGAAGGTTTTGCTGGATCTTATATTCCCGGCGAGTATCTGCTTCCCGGTCGTCAGGTAAGCCGCGTAGGTTCTGCTTACGAGGAGTACAGCGATGAGGCAGATATCATCAACTATCAGACTCCGTTTAAGATGCGTAACCATCTGCAGACTCTTCGTTTGACTTACGATATTACCGGTGATGCTTATAGCACTGTACTGGCAATTGCATTGAAGGATCCTCAGAGTGGTAAGACATCTTATCTGTGGTCTGACTATCAGTATTGGATCGCTCTGCGCGAGTGGAAGAAGCGTGAGGAGACTGCACTGTTGTTCTCTCACAGTAACCGTAATGCAGACGGTACATACAACCTCAAAGGCACGAACGGTCGTCCAGTACCTACGACTGCAGGTTTGTTCGAGCAGATTGCTCCGGCTAACGTACGTTACTACACTACGTTGACTACCGAGTTGCTCGAAGACTATCTGTTCGACCTCTGTTACAATATCCTCGGTACAAATGAGCGTAAGTTCATCGCACTTACCGGTGAGATGGGTATTCGCGAATTCGACCGCGTATTGAAGGAGAAGGCTGCTGGCTTCCAGCTGATCGACACCAAGTTCATCACTGGTAGTGGTCAGGAGTTGACTCTCGGCGGACAGTTTACTACCTATAAGATGGTTAACGGTATTGAGCTGACAGTTAAGCGTTGCGCTATGTTCGACAACATGGAGATGTTCCGTCAGTTGCACCCAATTACGGGTAAACCACTGATGTCTTACACCTTCTTGTTCATAGACCTCGGCACTCGTGACGGTCAGGCAAACATCGTTAAGGTTTGTCGTAAAGGTCGTGAGTTCGTTCAGTGGACAACCGGTGGTTCTGTAATTCCTAGTGGTTATGGTAACAGCATTAACACGCTGCGTTCTAACAGCCGCGACGGTTATCAGGTTCACTTCCTTGGCGAAATGGGTATCATGTTGCGTAACCCGCTGTCTTGCGGCGTTCTGTACTGTGATGCTGAAGATGCTGAATCAATTTCAGTAAATAACGCCTAATAGTAAATATACCAAGTTAGTGGGGGCATAACGCCCCCATGACACTTGACATTCACTCTAATTAAATAATTATGGTAGTTGAATTAAGAATTAAGAAACAACATCCCTGGGCAGGGCTAATCAAATATAAGAATTGTTACGACTACATAGCCCCATATTTTACACGCTCTGGTTCGATGTATACAGGACTTACTCCTGAAGATGAGAGGCGATTTGAAAAACTTCTCGGTTATCCTGAGGGTCATTTAGCAAAGACTAGTGACTTCTGGAAAACATATTGTGTTAAAATCGGTTCTAGGGCAATGATCCTAGATGATCAGTTTCCAACTCAAGAAATGATGATCAAATTTCTTAGTGGTCATAAGCGTGTAGCTACATCTCTCGATAAGATGAATGCTGGTAAAGATTACTTGCTGATTAACCGTGAGGCAGAAGCTATTGAGCAGAACAAAGTTAATAAGCTTCGTAGAGATGCCATTAAAGCATTCGATAAACTATCGTTAGAAGATATGCGTAAAGCTTTGCGACTGTTTGGTGTTAAAGCAGACAATATGTCTAACGAACTTGTAGAATCTACATTGTTTAATCTTGTAGATAAACAGCCTAAGAAGTTCTTTGATAAGTGGGTAGACAATAAAACAAAGGATACCGAATTCTTACTTGAAGAATGTATTGCAAAAGGAATCATCCGTAAAGACAAGACTCGTTATATTTATGGTACCGACCAGTTTGCAGATTCTTTAGATGAAGCGATAGCTTACATCGATAATAAGAAAAATCAAGACCTTAAGTTATCTTTGATCAATCAAGTTGAAAGTAAATAATTAATTTTATATACGACATATGATGAAGCATAAGAAAGTTTATGAAAAATTCATGATTGAGTATGACAAGGCTGATACAACTTCGTCATATCCGTCGCTTACAAATTATGAAATTGCCGTATTGTTGGATAAAGCGTATTTAGCATTGCTCGGTCAAAAATTAACCGGCAATAATTTACGTCAAATGCCGTTTGAGGGCGACAACAAGGCGATCGAAGATATTAGACCTCTGTTGGTTGAATAGCGTGTCAACTATAAAGGAAGAGATGAATATATTAGCAATAAGCATATGTTTGAATTTCCTAACGACATGTTATACTATATATAGTCAATGGTTACTGTAAGGACTCATGTATCTGCTATAGATGAACAAAGTCATATTAGAGTTCCAGTGCTTTTAATTAGCCATAATGACGCTATTAAGTTTATGGCTACAGATTACAATCTGCCGTGGGTAAAGCATCCAGTATGCTATATGGACGATGAAAGCATAAATGTATTGGTCGATTCTTATAAATTCTTAAAGGAGAACAATGAGTTGACCGATTTGGTCGTGACTTATATTAAAAATCCGATAAAGTTTGTAGACAACTTAGATGAGCACAATAACTTTTCAGATACTGTACAGTTTGAATTGAATGATTCTATGGTTGAAGAATTAATTAATCTTGCAATCGTAATGGCTGCAGAAACTGTAGAATCTCCTAGACAGCAAAGCAAAAACAACTTAAGAACTCTTGAATCATGACAGTAGAACAAACCAGATAGTTGGGGATCGAATTTGAGCGAAGAGTTCAAATAATGAATCCAGATGCTTACATTACAGATAAGCTTGACACAGATACGATATACGCAATATTAAGCGAATATCAAAACAAATATATCAGAGAGTTATATCTGACCGATGGCCAGACCGAAACAGGGTCTAGACCATCTAAAAAGATTAATGAAACTTTACACACACTAGTACGACATAAAACAATATGTCCGTGTAGGGAGAACATAGACAGTGATAGGGACACTACGCTGTTTCATGTACCTGAAGACTATTATTTGTATATCAGAAGTAATAGTATAATCAATAAGAACTATAAGCAAGAGGGGATGTTGAGTACAGAAACATATACTCCAAACATGTCTATCAAGCATGATGATGCAGAATAGTTGGTCGGCAGGTTTTACGATCAAAAAAGAATAATGCGCAATCCAGCTATATTATTCGAAAGTGTTGACGTAGAACATCCGTACTTTAAGATAATCCACGATTAGTATACAAACATTATAGGATTAGATTTAGTATACATCTGCCAACCTTATGCTTTTAATGTGCTGAATTATGACGATGACGACATGTCTTAGGGAGCTGTACATAGTTATTGTGAACTACCCTTTAGTTGCTTTGACGAGTTAGTAAACGGTGCTGTAGAATTCTATACAACTTCGTATAAATATGCAATATCGTTAGCTAACAAAAAAGCTACTTCTCCTAGAATAATTAGTGAAGCTAAACCTGAACAGAAATGACGAATATTAAAATCTTAGAATCGTTTGAACTTGAAATAAATAAGTTAAACGATGCTGTGGGCAAACCAGCCACAGATGACTCTTTATACTGGTTAAATCAGGCAGTTGCTAAGTTTGTCAAAGAGAGATTTAATGGAGATTTTGTTCATAGGACTTCATTTGAACAGAATGATAAACGTAGAATGGATTTAATTCATCTGTTTAAGTCTGTAGATTATTCAGAAGGAAGTATGCAGTATAAACACGATAACCCTAGTTATGAAGAATATCGCATCATATATCCGTCAGACTTTATGTATTCTCTAAACGAGGATGTAATAATTTCCGATAAAGGTGGAAACAACAGCATGAACACTTTTGTTTTCGAATGTACTCGAGATAGCTTTATGAGTAGAGTTAATAATAGTCTTACAGATTTCCATTATAGGTTTCATAGAGCTCGTCCATTGCGCATTAGATTTGACAATGGATGTGACATACTAACAGATGGCAACTATAAAGTTTTAAAATATACACTCGGTTATCTTAGAAAACCGAATGAAATAACCCTAGAAAATCCGTTTGATGAGTATACGGATTTCGAGGATATTGTAATGCCTGAGATCATTAAAATTGCCGCTCAGATGTATTTAGAGAACATCGGCGATAAGCGATACCAGACCATTACAAATGAAGTAAATACTCAAGAATAATTTTAACGTGGAAAACCCAGCTAGTTAGGTCTAGACTTGTGCTCCCGCAGAGTGGACACATGTGTATAGGGTGAGTAGAAAAAATTAATTTATTATGATTACATATGTAAATACCGTATTGGTATCTAACAATTCTTCTGCAAAAATCGTATCTAGCTTTGATCCGGCTACGGATTATACCCCAGGTGATTTTGTAATTCAGAACCTGGACGATAATGCAGAAAGTACTACTGCTGATGCAAATACTGATAAATTCCGCATTGGCGTAGTTCTGCCTTCAACGACTCGGCTTGTAGCTGCTGATGGTACTGCAAGTACTATCCATGATATTAAGTGGTCTAATGAGATTAAGAAGGCTGATATCAAATCTTATCGTGTAGCTAAGTATGCTGCAGACACTGAAGATACTGTAACTGTAGACTTCAGCCAGTCAGCTCAGTTGACTGAGTTTGCAGAAGGCGGCAAGGTTATCGTTCTTCGTCTTACATTCAAAGATCTGCCTACGCGTTTCCGCAATTGGACAGAGTCTTATGATTATATGACAAAAGCTGGTGACAACGCTACTGCTATTGCTTCAGCTTTCGTTAAGATTATTAACAAGCAGTCTAAGCGTGCTCGCGTAATTGCTACAGCAAGCGGTGCAGTTTTGACGCTTACTGCAATGCCTTACGACGATGACAATTCTGTTGACACGATCAACGTAGCAGGTAAGGTTCGTTTCAATGTAACTGCTTACTGGCAGGATCCTAATGCTGCAGGTTTCGCATCTAGCAACAAGTATCTTGTAGGTACTTCTGCAGGTGAGCCTATCGTAACCAAGGTTGAGGGTAAGGCCTATACAGCATCCGCTAAATTGGTTCGTGACCGTGAAGCTCAGGCTATGGGTTATCAGGGTATCTTGAACCGTGGCGAATGTACTTGGCCAATCATCAAGCCTGCCATGGTTACGAGTCTTGATAGCACCTATGATGCAATTACTCTCGAATTTGAGAATATGTATCGTGCTGCTGACGACATTTTCCGCAAGACAAAGCAGACTGTTGAGATCTACGTTACTGCAGGTAAGGGCGAAACTATTGATGCTGGCATTGCCGCAATCATTGGCGCTCCTGCACAGTACCTCAACGACACTAACAACGGTGCAGGTTATATCGAACCAGCAAACGCGTAAGTGATCTCAGGTAAATAATTAACCACAACTATGGGGTAGGGGGACGCCCCTGCCCTATTTTTGTATAAACATATTGCAATATGGACATTAGAATAGGAAACGATGTTCGGATGATCCTCACATTACGGGGCCCGTAGGATTATGATTCTTCGAACATCAAGCAGCTTCGCTGTTATTTAATCAATACATCTAAGCCAGAGCATTGTGAATGTGACGGCAAATGCCCAATTCCTCGCAGGTTCCCTAATGAACCATTCCCACAATTTTATACACCTACTCCTTATACGTTGCACGGATGTGGCAAACCATGCTATCATGTATATCCGTATAACTCTAAACGTAGGTATGATGCTTACAGTTGTGGATTCCATGATTATCACTACTGGGATGGATATAGAGGATTTGGTTTAGTTCCTGGTAAATTCTCAGCAGACCCAGGATATAATATGCCGCTACTTCCATGCGGACCTTGTGACTGTAAAAAGAAGTGTCCACAAGCTCCAATGGATTTCTTGGCACCTTATAAAATCTTAGAAGAAAAAAATAAGATAGAAGTTTATTTCCCAGCTCAAGATCAATTCCAAGCAGGTTCTTATAAACTTGTTGTTACTGCTGTAATCTGGGAGTCCGGATGGGGTAGAACAAATCTCCACACATATACTATGGATTATGGTATCGTATTCGATCTTGTAGACGAAGGCGGCGAAAGCGGTAACATTACAATCGACGTAGATACAAATCAAATCGAAGGTCATCAAGTTGTTGGATTGTCTATGCCAAATACCACAGTAGCTGTATGGTCGCAGTCTATCTTACCGATCAACATGCCAGACGTAAACAATAATCCGTATAGAATTAATTGTACATTAAGCAGCGGTATTATTAAACAATATGACGGAGATCCGGAAAAATGGCCGTACGATAAACTTTCGTTCGAATCTTCAAATCCAAGTATATTGTCTGTAGACGAACGCGGAACGCTGATCGCTGCCCATGTAGAAGAAGATACTTCAGTAAACGTACAAGTTTGGAATTCCGAACTTCCTGCTACTGTAATGACTTTTACTGTAATTGTAAAACCTGCAATAAAGGGTTATATTGGATTCTCTACCGCGTCCAGTGCAGCTGCAGTAGATTTAGAGACCCTTACTGCAGTAGACAGTGTATACGGAAATAAGAATGTCACAAATAGTATTTATGGTGCATATTTGTGGATAGTGTCTCCTACGCCAGTTACAGACATTGACGGAGGTAATTTCGACGTTCCGTTTGAATCTATGGGTTAGTTGAACAATTTATATTATTACAAATCTGCAAACGCACTTATCGAGTGTTCGTTTGACATAACTATAAAATAATTATGACACCAACAAACAAAGATATTAAAGTACTTGGTAGGGTCGTTTCTGTTGCAGTAGATAGTATTGTAGTAGACGCAGAACAAGTACACGATAGTATTATAGGAAAAGATTAGGCTACAATTAATTCTGAGCTTCGTTCTGGTAATTTTGAACGAGTATTTATTGACGGAAACGAACGTACTACTATAGATAAAACTAGCGGAATTACAGTTGACCAAGTGGATTCCGATGCCAGCGTTACCATCAATCACAACTCTATTATACTTAGTCGTGGGGAAGATATCGTAACCATCGATTTAGATGGAATAAATGTCGCCGGTACAGTAACTGCAGATGAAATCAATTCCGGTAATTTAACCGTTGACGAATTAACTACTAAAAACATTGTTGCTAACAGTTATATTCCTGTAAACAGTGGTAATTTTGATCCGTCTGAGTTTAATGAGCCAGGTAGGTATTACATCCTTGTTCAGAATACATTGAATAGTGGCAGTCCGTGTAAGTACGGAGTCTTTGTAGACGTATTGTGCCAATATGATAAGGACGATGGTTCTTTAATCGGAATTCATTAGACATATACAATGCCGTCCGGTGCTAATACTCCAGGAGATACTACTGCAGATGAACTTGCATTAGAGGTATATTACACTTGGGATGGTAGTACATGGACTAGTTCTGAATATCCGGCAGGCAAAACTAGATTTGTATAATGACAAAAACACTGCAACACATATCAGACGCTATTGAAGCTATGACACAAGGTAGTGTATTAGGTAAAATATTATTAGGTGCCGGTACCGCGATTTTAAGCTTCATAGCCCCTGTTGCAAGTCTATTAGGAATATGTTTTGCTACCACTATTGTGGACATGATCTGTGGCATTAGGGTAGCTAGAAAACTAAATAAGAAAATAGAAAGCGGAAAGAACTGGTCCGGTACTTTGCGCAAGATAATGGACGAGTTTACTATCATATTACTGGCACACGGACTTGAATGGGCAGTAATGGATTAGTCCGGAGTATTCGTTCTTACCGGCGGAGCTACAGTACTGATCACGCTGACAGAACTTTGGTCCATTATAGAAAATTTAAATACAATAGATCCCAAAGGCCCTTGGCGAGTACTTAAAAAGTTCCTTAAAAAGAAGGGCGAGGATTATACAGGAATTAGTTTAGATGATGAAGATATTAGCAATGATACAGTGGCTCAAGAGTCACACTGACATTGCCTTAAAGGCCATTTTAAGCCTCTCTGTTGCGTTATTGTTAATTTGGAGTATGTCTCTCCGTACGCAAAATAAAAAGCTATCAGAGAGCCTGGAAATGGCTCAAAATAACATTGAAGCCTATTAGGGCCTTATTCAAGGCTCCTAGTAGGCTAATAATGTTTTAAGGCTAGACATGTCGAAACTTAAAGATAGTAATGATAAAGTCATTCAACAATTAGATAGTGTTAGAAAAGAATTAGGGATAAAAGCTAAGGATTTAACGTCTGCCGCAACCCAAACTCAAATTATACTCGTTAATAAGGGTAAGGGGGTATAGGGGGATCTGACTACTATACTTAAAGATACAGTATATAAAGATAGTATACAGTATAATGATTTAACTAAAGTAACATATACGATAGGTAAAGATACTGTCAACGTAGGATTAGATATACATAATACCCAATACCTGTATACATATAAGAAAAGAGAATACAAAAACAAAAAGAATTTCTTACAAAGACTGTTTACTTTAGACTTTAAAAAGGTTGACAAGTACAAGTACGAAATTGTAAATACTAACGACCTTATTAAGGTTGACAGCGTAAGAGTAATAGAAAATCAATAATATGAACATGTTTTCACTTCGCACATTGATAGACGATATACTATTGATTGTGCGTAATAATAATATAAGTGAAAGCGAAGACTTCTCAAGAGCTCAAATTGCAGCTTGGGTAATGCAATACAAAGCAGCCCTAACAAAACGGCAGTAGGATAAAGATAAGGAGGATTCAAACGACGATAATCCGGATGACAGTCTTTAGAAAACAATAGGTCCGTTAGAGCTTGAAGATGTACCTTCGCTTGACGGAGAATGTCTTTATAGAAAAAAGACTGTAGAAAAAATTCCGGCATTACTTGGAGATAGTATAGACAATATAATAAGTGTATCAGATCAGGAAGGATGCGTTATTCAATTTATGCATGAGAAGCGCAGACATTATCATTACTTCAGGAGATATACTTTTGGAGAAATGACATGTTGGTTTGAAAACGGTTATATTTATGTAGAAGGATATACTGATTTAGGAGCATTAAAATACATTACGGTTACTGGCAATTTTTCAGATGACGGTAGTGACGGAGATGTAAATGAGGACGATGTGAACATTCCAGGTTGGATGATACCTGAGATTAAAAATTCTATAATGAAGAATGAACTCGCATTCATGCTCAATAGACCGAGTGATGATAGTAATAACTCAACTTTAGCTAGTGTAAAACCACATGGACCACAAGATCAGGAAGAATAAACAATCATATACAATTTCTGACATATATAGATCATACACAAAAGAAACCGGCGTAGACGTGCCTTATTTGCGTTTTAAGCGCATTTTATCGAGATTTAATAAAAGTATACTAGAAGCATTACAAGATCACGCAGAAGGCTTTAAAATGCCTTACGGGCTAGGTTATATTCAAATAGTAAAATATAAACCCAAAAGCTATTCTGAAAAATCATTATCTGTAGATTATAAAGCATCTAAAGATTATAATAAGAAGATATATCATTTGAATGAACATTCTGGGGGATATAAATATAGATTATACTGGTCTAAACTCCCGCAAACATTCCCAGATAGATATAAGTATACTTTAAATTTTGTAAGACAGAATAAGCGCAGGTTGGCTAAGTTGATATTTAATAACCAAGATTACATTAACGTCGATGATATACAAATATACCAAATGTGAGTCTGTCATAGCGAAGATTATGGCGGACGCTAACATGTCTGAGAAGAACATTAGGATTACAGATATCCGAGAATGGATTTTCGAAGCTGTTAGCAAGATTGGGGCTCCAATGTAGTATATTCATAGAGAATCTGGTGCAGACGGCGCACCTGTATTAAAGATAGAAGAATATCAAGTCCCTATTCCAGAGGATCTGGAATCTCTAGAAAACATAGCTTATTCAGAAGGACCAAAAGGACCTTGGGTGCCGTGCAGATTAGAAACTGCTACGTTCAAAGAGCCTAAGAGAGACCCGAAACCTATACACGCTGTTGTAGGTCCTACGTACGATACAAACAATAAGGCTATTACTGACATAGATCCTTATGTAGAAGTGGGCAATGAACCTGATCCGATGCATCAGCCAATGAGATATAAGTTACCAACAAGTCAGTCGTAGTTTTATGGCATAAACGGAATGAAATATCTCTCTAGGGCATTAAACAACGGACAGTTAGACGAGCCTACTTATTTCATAAAACCCGGATGGATTGTTACAAACAAGAAGCACGGATACATTAAGTTGGCATACAAATCTATTGCTACTGACGAAAGAGGATATCCATTGATTCCGGATTTACCATCGTATCAAGAAGCAATTTACTGGTACGTAATGATGAAATTAAACTTCCCTAAGTTTTTAAATGGATCGTTGGGAGGACATAGAAAGTATAATTTTAATACTTATACGTACATACAACAGCAATGGAACTTCTATAGAAATTAGGCTTATGCAGAAGCAATGATGCCTAATGAAAGTGAAATGAGGACCATTAAGAACGAATGGACCAAACTTATTCCGGATTGGGATTCTGACGACAGGTTCTATAGAAGCTCTGGACAAAGACAATTGAATTTTAACGATTATTATTATGGCTACTGAAAATAATACACATATAAATTCTTTCCATAAAGGCATGGACACCGATACATCTTATGCGGCGCTTGAGGAAGGGAAGTATTCTTTAGCCAAGAACATAAGAATCGTATCTACAGGATATAGCAATCCTACTGTAACAAATGCGTAGTTTGAAGTAAGGCCCATTAGAGGCGTTAAAAATATCACAAAATGGGCAGAATAGGGGAAGCCTACAATTACATTCGATAGAATATTAGCTACAAATTCAATTCGCGAATACGGTTTAATTGTTGCAGCAGGAAAGGCAAACGACAACGATGACAAAGAATGGTTTGTGTTTTCATTCGATTCTAATGATGTAGGAAATACGTTAAAGTTGATATTTAGATCTCACAAACCCACAGATAAAAAAAGATTCAGTACAGTAACCAAATACGAAGATACCAACATAGTTAAGTTATATATAGCAACTGGCGAAGATCCGTTGATTGTATTAAACATATTAGACAAAGACTTATATGAAAGAACTCTGGATTAGGTCAGAGCGTATCCTGCAATCACATTTACCCCACCAAAGTTCAAACAGTTGTTGGCAGGCGGATTTTTGAAACCTGGACTTGTACAATATAGTTATAGATTATACAACAAAAACGGAGTATCTACTGACATATCACCTACTACAAAACTAATCCCAGTAGTAAATTACTACGGTGAAGAAGTTAACAAAGCTGGTGTACAGGGATATCTTGAAGAAGATCAGCCTTTTATCGGTGCAGAAATAACGATAGATATTGCCCCGAGTTATGACGATTATTTGGATAGAATTCAAGTATTTCGTATACAATATGTTCATAACGGACAACTTCCAACTATTGAATGTATTCAAGATACTAGAGTAAGTACATTACGGGAAGGCAATAAGTTAACTATACGCGACACTGCCAATTTAGTACTTTCTACACTTACTCTTGAAGAGTATAATAGCATGTCTGGCATTCATATTCTTCCTGGAATTATAGAAAGCAAATATGACTATATGTTTGCTTCTAAGATAAAAGAAGAAAGCGATTGGATGACTGATGAAGAATATGATGCTGTTACAATTGAACCAAAACTTATAACTGATACGCTTGCTGGAGATTATTCTCCTGTATATGATACACAGACCGGATATATTACACACAATACTATTTCTCATACTGCCGACGATTATTCAACGACTTAGGGTTATGATTGTAAATTACCATCATACGCCGAACCAGAAACGTTTATGAATCGTAAATCTTTACGTAGAGGTGAAGTTTATAGATATGGTGTAGTATTTTATAATAAATACGGAGAAGCAAGTAGAGTAAAAAGGTTAAATTTCGATATAGAAGTTCCGTACAACACTTCTGCTAGTGATGTTCCTACACCTACAAAGGAGTTGAACACAACAACGTTGCAATACGAATGTAGTCCAGTTTCTAATTATTATACGGTTTCCTACAAAGCGGTTGGGGATGTTGTGATAAACACTACCAATAAAATATATGCTGCGACTCTTCCACAAGAAGAATCTCTATATAAAGACGGAGAATATTTTAGATATAAAAGTTTTGAAGTAAATAGGGTCAATCCGGAACCATATCCGTCAGGATCTACTGCAGATTATATTATTTAGTTGCCAAATACTGCTCCTAAATATAACAAAATAACTTTTATAGGATACTATGCTTCTGGAGATGGAACTATTGGTAATCTTGGACAATAGATAAAATAGAATAGTATATGTAAAATAAATGGACATCTTTTAGCTGACCAATTTAGTTTTCATAACTTTTCGGCATCCAATCCGAACGTCGTTGTGTATAAACACAGTAATTTAGTAAACGCAGACAATTAGATAAGGTTTACAGTTGGCCGTGGAGACGTATGGCTAAAGATTAAATTAGACTATGAACCAATAGGAGATATAGACGGATACGATGCCTTTTCTACTAACGAATCCGTTCGAGATCAAAATGTACGAATAGAACTTACTACAAAACCTATTGGAATTGAGTTTACTATAAACAATATACCAGAAAAAGCTGTTGCATATGAGATTGTTAGATGTAATAGAACAGAATCTGACATTAAATGTCTAGCGCAAGGAGTTTTATCTAGGCCTATAAGAAGAATTGCAGCAGAAGAGATAAGCACACGAGGTGAAGATTAGGATATAGAACTTAATAAATATCCATATACACCTAGCGGATATTTGACAACTGCTGATTTTTATAGAGAAGATTTTACTAGATTTGCGTGGGACTCTTATAAAGATCCTTTTGTCGCAATGAATTATACAAATGGATCGGTATTTTAGTTTATATCTCCGGAGACTTCTTATCAAAAAGAATCTTTTAAAGCGCTATTGAAAAATAAAAAGATTTCTTTATTGCCCATCTAGTATTTGTATCCAAATTCGGAGTGCCATATACTACCTTTATTTCATTATACTGAGAATCCGATTTTTGAAGTAAAATTTGATACTAAATATTTTACTGCGGGAAGTAGCGGTGCAGGAATGTATTATGTATATAACAGAATTACGTAGAACATTAACGACTACCGAGCCAGACACATAAGGGATTTTTACGATTCCATTAGTATGGGGAATGGAAATTCTTTCGCTATACTACATCGTGACGGAGGGGAACGTCCAAGTGAGGGGCGTGGTGATAAAGCAATACAAGCCTTTCTTTATGCGCAATCTAATAGAGCCGGATTTGATGCGACTCATCGGTATGGTGTTCGTAGATTTAGCAGAACAATACCTTCACATGACTATTTGACCGATGGAGATGATGTAACCATAGATGGAGATAGCGAAAGAGATTATGCTAATATTAAAACCAGATGGTTTGGATATATAAAATTATATAAGGCTACACAGTCTCTATACGAAGGTTATAAATATGACGACGACAATAGAATAGAAGAAAGTATTAATTTTCCAGGAGAAGTTAAAATAAATGCACACGCGTTCTCAAATGATCTCGGGTGGGATGACGTATTTAGTGTAAGCGGAAATTAGCTTAAGTCA